CTTCTTTTTCTACTTCATCTTTAACGCAATTTAATTTAGATAATAAAATTCCGTTATTTAAGCTATCACCGACTGTTAGCACATTATAAATTTTATTTAAAAAAACATTGTCTTGATAAACCGCTAGACCTATATTAGATTTTTTACACTCTACAATTAGTTTAGCATGTAATTGATATAAAGCATTTTTTGATAAACCAATTCCTTTAATACCATTAATAGCATCAGTCTGTGTAGAGTTATATAAAAATATAAGATTTGTAGGATCTCCAGCTAACCATTCATTCATGCTAGTTTCTTCAAATGATTCTATATCTAATATTTCAAAATCATTTGGTATTAAATAATTATTTTTATAATATGAAATAGAGCTTCTTTGATTGATCCTTAAAAAATAATTATTTAAGATAGAATAATAAGTAAACAAATCTAGATCTTTAAATGATAATGGATTTAAAATATTTTCTACATATAAAATATCTGTAAGTAATTTAGCTTGATCAGGAGTTAAGTCTTCTTTTTTATAATCTATAAAATTTACATAAAAATTTTCACCATTAATAATCCTACCTTCTTCATTTTCTATATCACCATTTAAAATCTTATTTATATATTCTATCCACCTTTCAAGTTTTTCCATATGTCGCCAAATACTTTCATCATGATCTGTAAATATGTTAAGTATAAGATACTTAATTAGTAATTTAACTTTAAAATCCACTCTTTTTTGTTTAAACTCGGGAGACGCATCCTCTGGAAATCTTGGATTTTCGGGATTTATCCACCTATATTCAGGAGGCATAGGAATGCTTTCTAAATTACTACCTTGATAACTATAAATACCATAAGAGAAAGGGGTTATATGATAATATCTTTTTAACATAGAAAATAGGTTTTGCCAAGTAAACTCTTTCAATGTAAAATGGTAGTATAAATTAAAGTTTTTTCGACAATTAAGTGTGTAAAATTTTTTTAAAACAAATTTAACAACCCATTCTTCTGGATAAACATACTTGTTAGTTGTTTCATTTAGTATTTTAATTGTACCATTTGGAATTGTCATATCTTTTATTTCTTCTGCTTTATATAGAAATCTGCATACTGAAAATGGGCTTGAATATGAAATTTTAAATCCCCTTTTTCCGTATTTTTTTATTCTATTTGTTATAAACTTGTTAAAGTACTTAAATAATGCTTCATTATAATCAGGCTTTAATACACCCTCTTTATTTTTAATACCTTCAGGATCCACAGCATAAACATTTTGTCCATCAAACCAGATTTCACAAAAAGATAAATCGAAATTAGTCACGACACTAACCAAAGATATATTATCTGGAATAATCATAAGATCAATAGGTATAAAATCCTCATTTTCAAGCCTAATTCTACTTAAAATGTGATTTTTTCTAAAAAAGGATTGATCATAAGGTGGTGCTAAACATAAATTTTTAATATTATTATAACCTATATTTGATAAATCGTTGTATATAGTCATGGCATTTTTTTCATTCACATATATATCTAAATCTAAATTATTATTTTTAAAATCTGAAAAACATCCTAATACTGAACCACCCGCCAAAAGTGCTTTATTTTTTATCAAAATGTCGCATATTTTAAGAACTATTTTTGTATTTATAACTATAATTGGCGCTTCATCTACAAAACGAGTATGATATCTCCAACAATACATACGTCTTTTATCATTGTAATATGCTTCCACTTTAACTAATCTAGTAATAAGTTGTGAGCTATCTATGCTATTATTTTTAAGAACATTTTCCAAAGAATTTTCTAAAAGTGACATTTTTATTTTATATAATATAATAACTTTAAAATAAAAAATAAAAAAGAAAAAAATACTTTAAAAATATTTTTAATCCAGTTATAGGTTAAAAATAAATAATTAGTAAAAATAATTTGCATTATTCATAGCTGCAACATCATTAAAACCTGGTCTAAACTCGCTCGGATTAGGATATATATTGGAACCTAATCCTCCACATGTATATACTTCATTACCCATAGAAATCACTCTGTAAGTATCTTTTGTATTTTTATTTGCTAAATCATAAGTAGACTTATTGCTACCAAAAAGAACTTTATTATAGTAATCTCTATTTTGGGGTACATATGTATTTATACAAAAGTTTTGTTTAGGCATAGGATGCGGTTTCATATATCTAAACATTTCTGGAAGAGGAGAAGTAGGAGAAGGTGGAACTATTTGTGCGTTTTTACATGCGCCATATTCATTTGCTTTTTTATAACATGAAATACTATGTGTTGTTGTACCTCTATATTCTTTTGGAATATTATAATCGTAACTTAATCCGCTAGTTGTAGAAGTATCTTCAGAATCGAAAGTAAAATTATTATTAAACATTTTTATTAAATATAAGATAAAAAAATATTTAATAAAAATAAGAATGGTAAATAAAAATTTGATTTACAACGATATTTTATTTAACAAACTAAAAAAGAAAACTAATATTTTAAACGTGGGTACAAATCAAATTTATAATTTTACGAATGTATCGTATACCGAATTTGAAAATTTGAAAGGTGATGAGAAGTTTGATTATATAATTTTTTTCGATTTATTTTCGCAGAGTGATGCATTAGTTAAAAGCTATTTAAAGAAAAGTAAAACCCTATTTAAAGAAAACGGCTATGTGCTAATTATAAACATAATAATAACAAGTTACTCTCAATATACATATCACCCTTTTTCTTATCTTCAAACTTTAATATATGGAAAACCGGTTTATTTGACTGATATAGATGATATGTTAAGAGAAGATGGGTATAAAATAATAAATATGTCGAGACTTTATAGTATAAATTGGATACCATTATATCCACTTGAATTTTTTTCTTTAATTATAAAGCTATAAAACTCTAAAAATGTAATTTAAACTTAAAAATAGTTTATAAAAATATTAAAATTGATTTTAAATTTTAATATTTTGAAAATAATTTAAAAGTTAAAAAATGGACGATCTTATTAGTGAAAATTATGTTTGGAATGTCATTCATGATTTTCATAAAAAAGAGGGTTTATTAGCACATCAAAAGGAATCTTTTGATTATTTTATATCTAATGGTATTGATAATATTATACAAGAATCTGATGTTGTAGTAGAACAATCAGATCTAAAATATATAGCTAAATTTAAAAATGCATATGTACCCTCACCCAGTATTATAGATGAGGATCGTAAAATTAAAGTATTATATCCGACTGAAGCATTAAAAAGAGATTTGAACTATGAATCCACTATCTATGTTGATATAGATGAAATATTTAATGTTGAAGGTGAAAAAACAGAAATTATATCTCATAAAAGAGTCGAACTAGCGAAAATACCTATCATGTTGCTAACCGAGAAATGTAATCTAAGTTCTCTAACAGAAAATGAAAGAATTGAGAAAAATGAGTGTTTTCATGATAATGGTGGGTATTTTATTATTAAAGGTAAAGAAAGAGTACTTGTTGGTCAAATTCGCGGTATCTATAATCAACCAATAGTAATATCTCCAAAAGCTGGAGATAAGTATAAATATACATGTGATATAAGAAGTATGTCAGAAGAGACGGGACATTCTGTTTTATTACAATGTAAAATTGGTGTCGATGATAGAACTCTAGTATTTTCTCTACCAAATATTAAAGATAATATTCCTGTAGGTATAGTATTTAAAGCTCTAGGATTTATTGAAGAAAAAGATATTATAAATTTAATTGGAAATAAAAATAAAGAGATTGAAAAATACCTTAAATATATTATTCGCGATAGTTTTCATATTACTACACAAAAAGATGCTTTAAAATATATAGGACAATTTGCTATGCACATTATAAAAGATGAAAATAGAGAAAAATACGCCTTACAAATAGTTGAAAATGAATTACTTCCACACATGGGGATTACTGCAACAATCAAAGAAAAAGCTATATATTTAGGATTTGTTGTAAGTAAGTTGTTGAATACACATGTAGGACTAAGAAAAGAAGATGATAGAGATAATTATATAAATAAACGAGTTGAAATGGCTGGAATATTATGTCATGACTTATTTAGAACCTTATTTAAAAGATATATTAAGAATGTACAACTTCAATTAGAAAAAAAGAAACAGAGACCAGATATATTAAGTGTAATGAATAGAATGTCAAGTATAACTGTCGGATTAAAACACTCATTTGCAACAGGTCAACTCTAAAAGGCCTATAAAAGTAATAATAAATTTATTGCTAGTCTGATATAGCAGGCAACATATCCAAATTGCGGGGAAATCTTATGAAGTCTTTAATACTAACTTATATTAGAAATAATATAAGGGTCTTAGTTAATTTCTAAGAAAGTAAAAAGTTAAAGAATAGAGACAATCCGCAGCCAAGCTTCTAAGTCCGTTAATTAATTGTTAGGATATGAAGAAGGTTCAACGACTAAATGGTTATGGGCATGAGAGAATTAACAATTCCTGATGATTGCTTAAGATATAGTCTACTCCCACTTGAGAAAGTGCTATTTTAGAGGGTTAATAATCCTATATATTGATTATTAATTCAAATTAATAGAAACAATAATTTAAGAAGGAAATGTCTTAATGAGTTTGGTATTTAGGAACTGGGGTGTACAAAAAAATAATTATATTAGAACTGGTGTATCACAAGTTCTGGCAAGAATGAATTATGGTTCTACTATATCTCATCTTAGAAGATGTGTTATTCCAATTGGAAAAGAAGGTAAGAATGCTAAAATAAGACAGACACATCCAAGCCAGATTATGTACTTATGTCCAAATGAGTGTTTTGATCCAAATACACCTATACTTTTATGGAATGGTGCGATTAAAATGGCAAAAGATATTATTGTAGGTGATTATTTAATAGATGATAATGGAAATCCGACAAGAGTTAAAACTACTTGTTCAGGATTTACAACTATGTACGAAGTTCAACAAGAAAAGAAAAATTTTATGAATTATACTGTTACAGATAACCATATTTTAACTTTAAAAATTAAAAATCATAAAAAAATAAGAAAAGAAAAAAAAAAGTATAGATTACATTGGTTTGATAAATCTAAGTTAAATCATATTTCAAAAATTTTTGAAACTTTTGAAGATGCTGAAAATTATAATAAATCTATTTTAGAAGATGATATATTGGATATTACTATTGAAAAATATTTAAAATTAAATACAAAAGAAAGATCTCAATTATATGGATTTAAAACTAAAGAAATAAATTGGGAAAAAAAGTTAGTTAAATTAGATCCTTATATATTAGGTATGTGGTTAGGTGATGGTTTAAGTTCTGGATATGGTTTTGTTACTGCTGATGAAATATTATTAGAATACTGGAAAAAATGGGCAAAAGAAAATAATATAGATATTAAAAAACATAAAAAGTATCAATACGGTTTAAGTTCAACATTAAATAATAATCAACCGATTTTAGAAAATGGAAAAGATAAAAAAGGTCGAGATATAAAAAAAAATAGACCTGAAAAAGCTATCTTTTTAAATATTTTAAAAGAGTACAATTTGGTAAATAATAAACATATACCTAAAGATTTTCTAATTAACGATAGAGAGACAAGACTTAAAATTTTAGCAGGAATAATAGATACTGATGGTAGTGTTAGAGCAAATGGTCATGAAATTAGAATATGTCAAGGACCAAATAATATTCAAATAATATTAGATACTTTGTTCTTAGCTCAGTCTCTTGGATTTTCGTGCCATTTAAATGATGGAATAAGCCAATGGTCTCATAAATTTAAAGATGGTAGAACAGAAAAAAGATTTAGTAAATATAAAGAATTGACAATTACAGGTGAATTATTATATGAAATTCCAACTTTATTAGTAAGAAAAAAATTAAATAATTTTATATTAAAAAATTCTATATCAAGATGTACTTCCTTTTTACAAACTCCTATTCAGGTTGTTAAAAAGGATTTTGCACCATTTGTAGGATGGCAATTAGAAGGTAATGGAAGATTTTTATTATCTGACTTTACAGTAGTCCATAATACTCCTAAATTTATTGGGAGAGTGATACCAAAAGTATTGCTAGTCTGTTATAACAGGCAACATAATCAAATTGCGGGAAAATCTTGCTAAGTCTTTAATACTAAACTATTTAAGAAATTAATTAGTGGTCTTAGTTAATTGCTAAGAAAGTAAAAATTTAAAGAATAGAGATAATCCGCAGCCAAGCTCCTAAGTCCGTTATTGTAAGGATATATTCCTCTAAGGAAAAATAGAGGTGGAGAAGGTTCAACGACTAAATGATTATGGGTATGAGAGAACTAACAATTCTCTATGATTGCTTAAGATATAGTCTAGACCCACCTGAGAAGGTGCTATTATTAAGATAATAGGTGCGATGATTTTAGAAAGAAATATCTAAATGAGCTGGTATAATCGGAAGGTCAGAGTATAGGTATAGTATTAAATTTAGCATTAATGACAAAAATTTCGTTAAAAATTCCAACAGTAGTTGTAAAAGAAATAATAGAAGGTTGTTTTTACTTTACTTTTATTGATGATATAGAACTAGAAGAAAATATATATCCAAAAATTTTTGTAAATGGAATATTAATAGGTGTTACAAAGGAACCTGAAAATTTTATTAAGGAGTTAAAAGAATACCACAAAAATAATTTATTAGATAAGTCAATTTCATTTACATTTGATAAAGAAGAAAATGAGATTAAAATTTTTAGTGATGAAGGAAGACTATTGAGACCTGTTTTTACTATTAATGAAGACAATAATTTAAATATTAAAGAAGATGTAAAAATAGATTGGAAAATGTTAGTTGAAGAAGGTTACGTAAAATATATTGATAATTGTGAAGTAGAAAATTCAGTTATAGCTATGGACCAAACTGATTTAAAGAAATTTAAATGTGATTATTGTGAAATACATCCATCGATGATGATGGGAGTTATGTCGAACTCTATACCCTTCCCTGACCACAGTCAATCCCCTCGAAATATTTACCAATGTTTAGACCCAAATACAAGTGTATTATTAATAGATGGAAATAGAAAAGCTATTAAAGATATAAAAATAGGAGATGAAGTAATTACATTTAATCCTAAAACTATGGAATTAAGTAATACAAAAGTTATACATCAATATGTAAGACCAACTGAAAATGATATTTATAAAATTACAACTGTTAGTGGAAGAGAAATAATAGCTACAGGAAATCATAATTTTATGACAAGTGAAGGATGGTGTTCGGTTGATAAAATGAAAATCAATGATACTAAAATAGGAATATTAATGGAACCTCTGCATATGTCGAATATTATAAAAAATAGAGAACTGATATTAACATCAGAACAAATGAAATTAAAATTAACTGGATTAATAAAAAATAGTTTGATTGATTTACATATTAAAAAATTAGAAAATATAGGATTACTTCCATTATATAATGATAATAAAAAACTTCATGTTATTGCTAGATTATACGGATTTTTATGCACAGATGGATCTATAAATATTTATAATAAAAAGAATGGTGGTTTAACAGCTCAGTGTCAATTTGATTTTGGAACTGAATTGGATAGTAAATATTTTGAAGATGATGTAGAGTATTTAGGAATAAATAGATGTTCTCCGAAAGAATCATATGGAGAATACGATGGTTCTATATATCATACTTGGGCAGTATCACATAATGGAGAATTTCCATCATTTTTCATATCATTAGGTATAAGTATTGGTAAAAAAACGGAGACGCAAAGAAATAAAATTCCTGATTGGATAATGGAAGGATCTGATAATGTTAAAAGAGAATTTTTATCCGGATTTCAGGGAGGAGATGGGTGCCAGATAAGATGGAATAAATTAAGAAATCGTAATTCGTATAATTTTGTGTGTGCTGAAACATCACAGTCTATAGACCCAAAATATTATAATTCAATGGAAATATTTTTCAAACAGTGTGTTACTTTATTCAAATATTTTGATATAGAAGTTAAATATCAAATACCTATAGAATACGAAGAAAATAGATTTAGATTTGCATTTAAAATATCTGATACGCAACAAAATTTAATTAAATACTACGATACTATAGGTTATAGATATGCATATTATAAAATTGTAAATAGTGGTAAAGTCATAGAATATTTAAAATATAAAGATATAATCGCAAAAAATCACATTAATATCGTACAACATATTAGAGAAGACATAGATAACAACATGTCTAATAGTGAAATTTCTAGAAAATATAATCAACCTACATCTAAAATTAGTGATATAAGAAGGTCTTATTTGAATAGAAGAAAGATATCTTCTCCAAATTTATACGACTTTAACATAGAATTATTTTTAGAAAAAATAGTAGATAATTCTACTAGTTTATTTGTACCTATAAAATCAATAGAAAAAATGCAAAATCAATTAATATCTGATATTACTGTTGAAAGTGATAATCATAGTTTTATTGCCGGTGATAATTTTTTAAGCAGCAATTCGAGTATGGGGAAACAGGCTATTGGTCTATATGCAACATCTTTTCAACATAGATCGGATACTATTACACATGTTTTAAATTATGTACAACGTCCTCTGGTAAGTACATTACCATCCCAATTTATGGGATTTAATGACATGCCTATGGGAATGAATTTAATTGTTGCAATAACTACATATGGTGGCTTCAACCAGGAAGACGCGGTTATATTAAATAAAGGGGCTATAGATAGGGGATTATTTCATACAACGTCATTTAGAACTTTAATGACAGAGGAGAAAAAACAAGGTAGTAATAATTTTGAAACTATATGTATTCCCCCTATAGATAAGAGAAAGAAAAATGCTAATTATAGTTTTTTAGATGAGAATGGAATTGTAAAAAAAAGAGTAAACGGAAAATGTGTTTATGTAGAAAAAGGAGATGTAATTATAGGCAAAACTTTAACAAAAACAAATAAATCTTCATTAGAGGAAGAAATAACCGATGTTAGCTATGTTATTAAATCAGGCGAAGAAGGTTTTATTGATAGAATTTTTGACACTATTACACCAAATGGCTATAAAATGGTTAAGGTTGTAATAAGAAATAATAAGATACCAGAGATTGGAGACAAATTTTGTTGTTATTCAAATGACCACGAAGTTCTGACTGAAAATGGATGGAAATTCATAGATAAAATAACTATTGAAGATAAAGTTGCATGTCTAGTTGAAAAAAAGAAATTAGAATATCATTTTCCAACTGAAGTTCAGTCATATGATTATAAAGGAAAAATGTATAATGTGGAAAGTGATAAGGTTAGTTTACTTGTTACACCAAATCATAGAATGTATACGGGTAATTGTCATAGAAAAAATTACGATATAAGACGTGCTGATGAAATATATGGAAAAATGAGAAGCTATCAAAATAATGTAGATGAATGGGAACCAAAAAATTCTTTAAAAACTTTTACACTTCCGGCATACAAAGATCTACCAGAATTAGAACTTAATTTAGAAGCTTGGTGTATATTTTTTGGTATATGGATTGCTGAAGGTTCTTGTAATATTAGTTTTTTAAATACAGGAGGAATTGATAATAGACAAGTTAGTATTTCAGCAAATAAAAAACGTGTAAAAGATAATTTAGAGAAATGTATTAAATCTCTAGGTTTTAAATGTAACTATCATATGGAAAAGGGAGAACTTAATAAATGGTATTGTGGAGATTTAAGATTAATATATTATTTAGAACCTTTAAGCGTCGGAGCAGTAAATAAATATTTACCAGAATGGTGTTTTAATTTAGATATTCATCATTCTCAAAAATTAATAGAAGGTATGTGTTTAGGAGATGGAGATTTTATGAAGGATACCACAACTGTTCGTTATTATACTTTAAGCATAAAATTACGTGATGATTTTCAAAGATTATGTTTACATTCTGGTTGGGGTTGTAATTATTATTTGAAGTCTAAAGCTGGAAGTTTAGGAGGAAATATAGATGGTAGGCAAATAATAAGTACAAAAGATCATTGGTGTTTAACAATTTGTAAAACACAAACAAAACCTTTAGTAAATAAATATATAAAAGATGGCAAACAATTAGATTCGTGGATTAATTTTGATGATAAAGTTTATTGTTGTTCTGTTTCAACAGAAGATGGTGTTATATTTGTAAGAAGAAATGGAAAAAGTATTTGGTGCGGGCAAAGCCGCGCAGCTCAGAAGGGAACTTTGGGTATGATATATGCCCAAGAAGATATGCCAT